TTCTAATTCCTCTTTGTTTAATTCCCGCAGGTAAATTTGATAATGTTCCTGCATCTGTTAATTGTCGTAAAGCAGATGTAGCAGTTCTTGATAAACGACCAATCATTTGGATTAAACCAAAACCATAAAAACCTAGTCCTGGTAAAAATTTAAAATGTACAAAATATTCTATTTTGTTTTTTAATGGGTCGTTTTGTTCGTAGTTTCTTCTAATTGATAATATCTCTCTTGAGTTTTCTTCTATAGTTACAATGTAAGGTAATTTAATTCCTGTTGGTTCACCATCAGGTCCCATATCTTCAAAACCTTCTAAGTCTAAATTTACGTGACACTCCAATAGAGTAAATACACCTTCGTCTTTTCCAGTTTTAGATACACCTTCAAGTTCCATTTCTTTCTTTTCAATATCAGATAAATTATCTTGACCTGGAGATATATCTATATCTCTATAGAAACCAGCGACTTGTTGTTTTCTTAATTCGTTTTCTGATATTTTAATTCTGTGAACAATTGCTTCTGCATCTTCTAAAGATGTTGCAGTGTACGGAACAATTAAATCTTCTGCAGGAACAAACTTACTTACAGCTCTTTGTAATACTTCATCATAATAAATTTTTTTAAAAGCTGATCCACTTAATGGCAAATAAAATAACATTTGATCAAAGTCAGCTTCGTATTCTTTCATCTTATCCATTAATTGATAATTCATGAAATCTTTTACACGATTTGATTGTTGTGTTTTTTCTGGAGTTTGAACTCCTACTACTTGTGTTCTGACTGGTCCATTGGCCGGTAATAATTCTTTATATGCCAATGCTTGAAACTGAGTAACAGCTTCAGCAAGCACCGGATGAGAGGCACCCGAAGCACCCGAGAATGGTTCCGACCTGTCTTCATATTTAAATCCTAACAGATCTAATCCTGATGTATAGGCTTTTTCCCAATCTTTTCTTGAAGTTTTATAATCAACATAGTTTGAATATAAACTAGAACCTATAACAGTTAACTGTTGGCTATCTAAAAATTCTGCTAAGTTAGCATTAAAGTCAGAGGCATCTCCTGGAGTCATTTGACTAGGATCAAAATCTATTTCAACTCCTCCGTCTTCAGTGTTAGTAATTTCTACTTCTCCCGGTTGAGTTTGTTCTTGTAATTGCTCAGACATTTCAACAGCTAATTCATCTGTTGTCTGTTCAGGTTGTTCGCTTATGTTAGGTAATACCTTATCTATGTCTGCCATTTGTTTTTTTCTCCGGGTTTATTGTTTTTATAGTATTATACGAAATATTCAAGCCTTGTGGTGTTGGACCTTTTTTTGGCGGCGGGCCAAACTTTTTACCTCCACTTAAACCTTTACGGTACAAAGATTTCTGTTTCGTCATCTTTTCCTCGTATCTTATCTTTATAATCTGAATAACTTTGTGCAAGTTCTGGACCTGCTAAATATGCAATACCTAATTCTTCATTTCTTAATCCTCTTCCAGCAGCTTTAGCTACATCTGCTCCACCCATAACCATGCCTGCAGTTCCTAGTACAGGTACAAAAGGTGCAACTGCTCTAGCTATAGGTTTTGCAACTGCTTTACCTATTTTAAATGCATTTTTAAACATCTCTCTTGTTTTAGTTTTTTCTGGAACAGGAATTTTATCTGCTGTTGTAATACCTGGAATAGTTTGCTTTAACATTTTTGCTTTTATATTAGGTTTCTTAGCTGTTTTTATTTGTTCTCCTATATTTAATTTTATAAGATCGCGATCAGCTTGTGTTAATTCTGAAACAGGTTTATCTACTAAACCAAAACCTAAAACCTTAGAATAATCAACACCATAAACTCTAGGCTTTAGTGTTTTTTCATCAACCAAAACACCTTGTAAAACTCCATTAGTTCTATCAGCTAGTTCTGAAATTTTTATATTTATTTTTTCTAATTTTTTTTGAACATCTTTAGGTACTTTATCTCCTGGTTTGTAACCTTTAATTAATTTTTTTTGATTTTCATAAAGAGTTCCTAATTTTTGTTCTATTGGTCTTATTATAGATTGATTAACCGCTTTAGCATCAATACCTAAAGAAGTTGTTAAGTAGTTTGCACCTAAATTAGCATTAGCTTTTAGTGAAGCCCTGTGAGCTACATCTACATCTTTAGCTAAAGCAGTCGGATCAACTTTTTTAATATCTCTTTTAATTTTTGACTCTACGCCTGTCGACGAAGTTTTTTTAATATTTTCTTTTCTTTGTTTATCTCTATCTCTTATAATTTTTTCTTTACCTTCATAAGTTTGAGTAGGGTATTTAAGATTTAATTTATTTATTAAAGCTCTGTTTACACGTTCAACATTATTTAATGTCATTCCAAATTTTTCAGCAATATCTGCATTACTTGCAATTTTTTTTGCTTCTTTAGATCCTTTAGGAAATTTAAATCTATCTTCTAAAATTTTTATATACTCTTTTTCTTGAGTTGAATTTTTAAATTTAGCGCCAGTTAGTTTGGCTTTACCGGCAGCTCCTTCAAAAGTTGGTGTAGGTTTATCAACTGGTCTATTTTTAAAAAATATTCTTGACGCTTCTGTTCCCATTTTTTGCGCATCTGCACCGCCACCAAATTTAAAACTTTCTCTATCATCAATAGATCCATCATAGACAACAAATTTTGAAGTTAGATACTTCTTTGGGCGCATGGCTTTTTTATAATCACCAAGCTTCATTACATACCCATTAAATAAGCTAGTCCGCCTTTAGCTAATGTGATTGATGGAGCTTGTTGTGGTTTTTTAGTCATCTCGTCCATCATTTCTTCTATTTGAATTATTTCATCGTCAGATAAATCTTTTAAAGGTCTATTAAAAAATTTTCTTGAAAGATTTTCCATTACTGAGTTTCTCTCATCCATAGGATCTGGTGCTGATGCCATCAAGGAATTTAATCCGCCTTCTGCATTTGGTTTTCTACCTGTTGGATCAAAATCCAACAGTTGATTTTCTTTTTCAATTTCTTCTGCAATTTTCATCATCTCTTCATCCGTTAATCCTTTATTTGGATTTTGTGGTATTTCAATATCAAACAAACCTTCTATCTCTAACATCTGATCCATATCTTTCATACCACCGCCTCTTTGATCTATCTCGATCATTTCTTCAGCAAGATTTCTTACATCTGTTATAGACTCACCGAATGTATCAATAAAAACATCTATTGGATCATTTTTACCAATCTCAATTCCTTTTTTATCTAAAATTCTTCTAGCTAACGCTCTTGTAATTCCATCAACCATATTCATTCCGCCACCAGGTCTTCTAGGATTTAAAATTTTTTCTAAATCACCCATTGGATCATTTGCTGAAAGTTCTTCTAAAGAAGCTAAGCCTTCTCCTTCAGTTGGTGGTTTTTGTTCTTTTATAAACGGAAGAACAGTTCCTTCTTTTTTACCAGGTTTACCTATTTGTGGTTTTTTTAATTTATCAAAAACTTGTCTGATTTGTCTTTCAAGTAAAGGTGAAACTTCACCAAATTCTTGTTTAGCAAATCTAATTGCATCAGCTACTTTTTTTATGCCGCCTGTTCTAACTAAATTTGCTAGTGCCGCTAAAAACTGTCCTAATTGTATCATATTAGTAATACGTCCTTTTTTGTTCCGGTAGCTCTTCGTCTGGTTCATCTTCTGGATGAATTAAAAAACCACCTTGTCTAAATCTCATAACAGCTTGAGTTGTAGAGTCAACCAAATCGTCATGATCCCCATAAGGGAACGCAGCACACTCCTCTATTACTTCTTGAGCGAAGCTTTTTTCTGTGGGCGCCCATATGCATCCACTCTCGAATAGAGGTGCAACGCTATTTACCCTTGTATGTTTATCATTTCCTTTGCTCGGTGTAAAGTTAATTACAGGTATTCCCATTTGACGTAATTCGTATGTTAAAGGTAGTCCAGATGCCTTAGCCTCAACAATAACTGTTTCAGGTTGCCAATAATCATATTGTTCTTTTGCAACACGTCTAAGCTCTGGAAACTCGTATCTATCTTTGATCGCATCTAATAAAATTAATTGTGGGCCATTATAACGATCATCATAAAATATTCCCCACGTTGTAATAGCAGAGTAATCTGAAGTTTGTTTTTTCATAAACGCTGTATCATATGATTGTATAACATGAGCTAATTTTGGAATAGTATCTTCTTCCCAGTTTCGCCACCACTCTCGTTTTAATAATGATCCTTCTTCTGATGTTGGATTCTGCATCCATTGTGCATTCCATTTACCTAATGCTAATGATGCTTTGACTCCTAGCAACTCGTCTTTATTCCAAAACTCTGGCCACACCGGTTCACCTGAAGGCATGATAGCAGGAAACTCAATAACATCCCATTGATCTGCACGAATTTCTGATTGTGCTTTTAATAACTTACCAGTCAAATCTTTTGTACTCCAACGAGTCATAACTAAAACAATTGTACCACCTGGTTGAAGACGTTGACGTGGTCCTGATGTATACCACTCGTAAGCTCGTTCAAGAGAATCTGAATTCATGGCATCTTGCTCCGAGTGAGGGTCATCAATAATTAATAAATCAGCTCCTCTTCCTGTGATTGCTCCCCCGACACCCGCCGCAAAATACTCGCCGCCTTGTTCTGTTTCCCATTTACCAGCTGCCTGACTATCTTGTCTAAGTCTTGTATTAAAAATTTGTTTGTATTCTTCTGTGTCCATTAATGTTTTTGCTTTACGCCCGAATCTAACTGCAAGTTCTGTGGTGTGAGTAGATTGAATAATTTTTAATTTAGGGTTACGCCCGATCATCCAAGCTGGCAGCAAGAAGCTAGCAAACTCTGACTTGGTATGTCTAGGTGGCATGTTAATAATGACACGTTTTAGTTCACCTGTAGAAATTTTATTAAATTTTTCTGCAATTGTTTTATGGTGTTGTCCTTCAATAAAATCTGGCCAACAATGTTTTACGAAAGCCATAAAATCATTTTTAATTAAAGATTCTTTTTTCTTGTCACCATATCTGATGTACATTTTCATAAAATCTTTTTTTACATCAGGTGGTAAATTTTTAATTTTATCTAAATCAATTTTCATAATACTTACAATCTTCTATTTTATAACCTGTAAAGCTATTAGATATTTTCCAATTGTCGTAAATTTTTTCAATTTGTTCTTTTGTAATTTTTGGTTTAGGAAGTGCTTTGTTTTTTCTAAGAGAAACTTTAGCTTTAGAAGATAAGTCTATATCAAAACCTAATTGTTTACATGTTTGTGTAAGCTCTTCTTTTAAGTTTTCATATTTTAAAATTTTATCTACAGCTAATTCACCATCTATTGTCCAATGATTAAAATTCACATTATATTTATGAGGTATTGCGAAAATAAAAACTTCCCATAATAAATCTACATTTACCTCAAAGATTTTATCTTTTAGTATATTTCTATGATGCCAATAAAAATGACTTAACAATTTGTCAACAGGCTCTCTTTCTACACAAAATTTAAAATAAGAATTAAATTTTTTCATATTTTTTAATTTATGTCTTACTTCTTCTAATGTCATGTGGTTATAAAAACCTTTAAAATTTCTTGGAAAATGTTTTTGTAAAACTTCTTTTTCATTATCGAATTCAGTTATAGGAGCCACTATATCTGTATCAACGCATTTAGAAGCTAAATCTATTTCTACAGAAGTACTTCCTGTTTTATGTGTCTTTATAAAAATAAACTTATGTTTGTGACTTATAATCATTCTGAAAAAATTTTCTAAAAAATTTTTTGTAATATTTTTTAGACTTCAAAATGATTTTAACACATATCTATTTCTAAATCAAAGCATAAAGGCATAGGCATTGGGACCCCTTGTATACAATAACTGTTTTACTTAAATAATTTTTTTAGAAAAAAGCGGCAGGCTTGGTACCTCTATTGAGGTACCAAGAAGAAAGGTTAAGCTGCCCAATGTTTTAGAGCATCTTTTTTTATAAGGATAGCGGGACCTGCAACCCAATCGTCATATCCAAATAAATATTTATCCTTGGTAAATGTTGCACGCCACATCGCTGTTGCTTCTGGGTTCAATGGCAATCCAAACAGTTTACCCTCTTCGTTCATGATCATATAATCACCGTTAGGAAACTCGATACCTTGTACCATTCCACCTACAAACTTTTGAGCCGCTTCTAAATCTGGCTCATCTTTTTGATCTGTAATTATTTTAAATTGATCAGCTGTTGTGTTTAATGTTTTTGTCATATTATACCTTTCTGTTAATAGGATTATCCTACAACATTATCGGTAGTGTTGTCAACTTCTTTTTTATTTATTTCTGTAGTATAATACTTTTGACCACTCCACCCCTCGTGTTCTACTTTCTTGGGATCCTCGATAGGTGTTTCGAGCGGCTCAGTTCTAGGGTGTAGTCTTATGAATTGGTTCCAATGTGTATACATAAAATCAGTCCAACAACTTTGACTACAAAAGTGGGACCAACAATTATTTGCATTCCATTGAGTTTCGGCAATCTTACGAGTTCTTAAAACTTT